CTCAAGAGCGCGCTCTGCTGTGGTCTGTGCCGTCAATCCGTTCAACGCTGTTTCCGACTCATACAACGAGAATAAGGCGTCAGCTGCATCAAAGTCCCACTGATCCGCACGTTGTGCGAGTGATACTCTGGTGCCGCTTGCCGTTACCCAAGCTGCAAAAGCAGGGTCTGACATGGTTTCCTGATACTTAGGATGTTTCGACTCGAACTGACCTTTGGCCTCAAGAATGGCCGTACGTCGTGCTCGTTCCGCTACTTCCTTTGCGTCCCTGATTGCGGGATGATTCTCAATCGCTTGATTGAGTACCTCATCAGGTCGCTCGAACAAATCATCAGAAGTGATGCTTGTCGGAGCATTGGCTTCCTCAGCCGGTGTGGGGTTCTCATTCAGAAGGTACTCGTCGAACGCAGTTCGGTACTGCTCAGTCTCTTTTCGCAGGCTCCCAACCTCTTGTGCTTGGCGGGAGTTAAGCTGCTCAAGTTCCTTGTACCGTTGTTCCCAGTCTACTTCAGGGGTGGAGGCTCGCTCTTCCTGTTGGACTGCTGCTTCTTGGATCTCTTCGTCTAACCCTTCCTGTCCCATCGCCTTCTTAGCGTAGTCTTCAAACTTAAAGCCTTCAAGGTGTGGGTATTCTTCGTTAGCCATGGTTAGTGACTCCTCGTAATGTTCCGCTCCCACAATTGGGTGTACGGTAGTGTATTTCTCCCTTCGCGAGGATGCGGGTGGGGAGCCCTCTTAGTGCCGGGATACAGGCTTGTGGGCCTGTGGAACGCTCCGGTGGCGTTTCGTGATTCGGTCGCCTACAGTCTCGAAAGCTCCGGGCATGCCACAACGTGACATAGCCTCAAGGTCGAGTCCGTGTTTAGCGACGGCCTTTACCACTTGCCGACAGGTTTCACCGCAGGTGGGGCAAGTGCCCTTTGCATGATCTACCATTCGGTTAGTTTGCTCAAAGTCCCCGTGCTGATCGCATCGGTAATCATAAGTCGGCATTGGCGTCACCTTCTACCGCTTCATTCTGGACTTCGAGGATTATGCGATCACGAGTGTTTATGATGTAGGCAAGACACTTGTTCCAGCCCTTCGCAAACACTACCTGATCCCAGTTCGTTGCGTTCTCAAGTAAGCCAGCCTGATTGTGGTAGACTTCCTTCTCAAGGTCCGCTGTAAATGCTTTCCATTCAGGAGTGCCGGTCAAGCCGAGCATCTGTTCCCTGAATACTTGATCCCCTTCATTGATCATTATTATGCCCCTGTCTTAGCTTTACGTGCCTTTTGCTTCTCGATCCGTTCCCTAGACTCCCGCTCTTCCCTCTTACTGCGGTCATCCATCCTAGCCTTGCCTATAGCGGCAGCGGCGTTAGCGGCTTGGATGTCTACCTTCTCATCCTCTAGGTCGGTCATCTTCTTAGTCTGCTCTGTCTCAGCCACGATCTGTGCGATCTGTGCCTGCGTCTTAGCATTCTCTAGCTTCTGCTCCTTGAGAGCTTCTACAGCTGATTCCAGCTGGATCTGCTGCATCTGCTGCTGTTGCTTGACCTGCTCTGGGTCAGGCTGGTTAGCCTTCTCAAGTGCGGCAATAAGCTCATCTCGCTGAGGAGAACCCGAAAGCTCTACGATACCCTTCAGCAAGACCGCGTGAGCGGGGGATTCTGGTTGGATAACCGAAAGCAGCGTCGTAAGTGACGACTGCTCGAACTCTCGTGCTACAATCCCCATTGTGCCTTTAATGCAGAACTCGTAGTCCGCAGGGTAGCGGGTCGGGTTGAACTGCATATATCGCCATAGAGACTTGCGAATGAACGGGTTCAGGAACTGCCGCTCGATATTCGACATGGTAGCCTTCTGGCGCTTGAGAGCCGAAGATTGGATCATTGAGATGCCTGAGGCAGTCTCGTTCCGTCGATCCGAATTCAGTGGTGCGTTGGACTCGATAGAGCCAGTGCCCACCTGCACCAGACGCTCCATCTCGGAACTCTGGTTGAATGTGTTGGGGTCTATGTTACCGAGTATGATGGGCTCAAGGACTTCACTCGGGCGGCCACGAGTCAGCCACACCTTGCCCGGACGTACGCGCATGTCAGGGTTACGCGGCAAGCGCGTGATGTCGGCTCCCATCATGGGACTGGTGAGAAGACCAAGAGCGTCCATTCTTGCGCGGAGTTCTGCGTCCAGTGCGCGCTGTGCGTTCCAGCCCTTCTCTGCTACACCTGCGCCCCACCACTTGCCGGGGATGTACGAGTGCTGGTATGCAACAATCGGACGATCTGACATGATGAAGGGGTTAACTACGATGCGCAGTAGCTGGGACTCGTTGGCGATAGTGACGATGCACTCTACCATACCGTTGCCCAGCAGCTTGTCTTTAGGTACTTCAATACCCTCAGCCCGCACCAGCTTAGCTGGAACGAGGCCATAATACTCTGTCACCCAGACTGCGCCGTCATACTCACCGTGCTTGCGGTTCTCGTCTACCGAGGACTCACCTGCCGGGAAGGGCACTGTGTCTGCGTGGAAACTTGTGATGTTAGCGGTCTTGCGGTAAATACCCTTGACCTGCTTCGTCCATACCGTATTCTTCGGGACGTTGGTCTCGTGGCCGCAAAACAGGCCATCGTCGTGATGACGGGCCTGCTCGTCCTTGACGAACTCCCAAGGCGGAATGGGCTCCAACTTAACGATAGCACGGTCCTCAAACGAGGTTACCGGGCCAGCCAGCGTCTGCTCCTCCACTCTGGGGATGCGCTTCTTAACTACGTTGATCTTGCCAATGCCGGTGCCATACAGGCAGCCGTTGAGGACGATCTTGCTTACAGCGTCCTGCACGTTGGCGTGGTCCATATCTTCCATCAGGTGGATACGGGCCGTGTTTACGTCTTCTTTGTCGCCATCAGCCTTCTCATCCTTCAGGTCGATCCACTGCTCGCGAGAGAAGATGGCATCAGTGATCTGGGCATGGATGGAGTCGATAGCCTGCGTAATGGCGGGAGCTATGAGGCGTGAGCGCTCACCATCCCGTGCTTTGTCTTCTGACGAGTATATGCCCCGGTACGTACGCTCGAACGCGTCCCACTTGCTTTTATGCTTGAGGTCGCGGCTCTGGCGCGAAGTACGGACCAGATTCACGCAATACGTGACAACGTCGCCCGATGCGGGCTTAACGCTGGATTTCGCTACGTTCTGGTCGGTTGTGAGTAAATCAGCCATTAGTATCCTGCTAAGTCGTCTAGTGGTGCCCAGTCATCAATTACGCCCACATCCCACCCTAAGGCGCGGTCTGCGAGCTGATCTACGGCATAAGCCACCGCATCGACTAGATCGTCGTGTGCCAGTGGGTTCGGAAAGTCAACAGCCTGACTGAGGAACTTGCCTACCCACTTATCGTCCGCATCGAGATCAGCGTCGGATTGGAGGGTAATGCTGCCTTTGTCGGCTCTACCTTGGAGGGCCCACTTCACGCGGTCCTCTTTCTTGCTATTGTGGTGCCTGAGCGGGAATACGTCGAAATAGAGCCCATATGCGAACTGGAACTCTTCGAGGTAGTTAGCGATGGCGTTCTTAGCCATGCCCTGCTCAATTCCAAGCTTCACTGGACGATAGTCCTTGAAAGCCTTTACTATACGTAATGCGGTCTCCCGAGCGTCCCACTTACCGTGGATTATGCGCTCGACATGGAATCCCTTGTCATGGACCTTCACGAGGGCCAGAGCGTGGTCATCTAGGACAACCTTGGACTTCTTGGAGCCATGCACCGTAGAGAAGCCAGCTAGATCACATGCAAGGACATACTCGCCTTGGAAGTGCTCATCCACTATGGGGAACTGGTCTACGTGGAATACCTTACCGCCAGTGGCCTCAAATGATGCTTCCAGCTCCTGAGAGCGGGCCTCGTCAGAGGAGCGGTCGATCATGCTTTGAAGCTCTACTTGGGTCAGATGTACGTTGTCAACAGTCTTGAACTGGAACGCCTTCCACTGATCAGTAGGCTTGCCTGTAGATGGGTCCAGCCCTTTCATGGCTGCAGACCACATCTTGTAGAAATGGTTCTTGCCGTCAGGAGTCCCGATGAACAAGGCTCCACCCTCGGCAGCACCCAATGCAGGAGAGATAATATACTCCCAGACGTCGGGTTTCATGAATGCGTACTCGTCCATAACGACATACGCTAATCCAACTCCTCGGAGGGAGTCCGGGTCGTCCGCGCCCTTGAAGCGTATCAGCCGCCCGTTCGTTAGCTTGATCTCGCCCTCGTTCTGTCTGACACCAGCAATCAATCCGGGGCCGAGTTGCATCATTACTTCCCACAGGTTCTCCCGAGCCTGTTTGAAAGTAGGTCCGACATAGTAGACCACTTCCGGGGTGAGGTCCCAGTGAGAGCCATCAGAACGAATCTTGATGTTTGAGCCGGGAATGTCGGTCTCGAATCCCTTTTCATAAAGGGTGACTGCAGCGAGATAACTTTTGCCGAAGCGTCGGCCAGCTGCAACAACCTTAAAGCGCGTGGGATCAAGTGCAACTTCTGACTGTTTTTCATGCAGGCTCACGTCCATTAGTCAATCCACGGGAACTCATGCTTGATGAATTCCTCTCCTTCTGCCCATGCCATGCCTGCGGCGTCATAATGATCCCGCCTGTTGCGCTCTAGTGAGTAGTGCGTCTCGAAGCCGGTGTCAGTGAACTCTGCGTATTCTGGAACATCAGTGAAGAAGGACGCCCAGTTATCGGCTGTAACCTCTGGTGCATCGCTGAATGACCCGCTGTAGTCGTTAATAATCGCGGGTATTCGTGCCAATCCGGCAGCCAGCCCGACAGACACACGACTACCCCCAAAGGAAAGAAAAAGACCCTCAGAGCAGGAAAACAGAACAATAGGGTTTCTATAACCCTCGCATCGCAGGGATTCGGCCATAGCCGCCCTGAATTGAGGTTTCCTCGCTTGCGAGAAGTCGGGTGTCCAGCACCAGCCATATATACTAACCTTGTTGTTGCTATAGGACGAATTGCGGATAATACGGCCCTTAATCTCCGCAAGATCTACCTCTGCGTAGCGGACAGTGAAAGGGAGAGGCTTACTGACCTTCTTACCTTCCTCCTCGATCTTTCCTATGTTCATCGGTCAATCTGTATGTAACAGTTCGTACGGATGTCCTTCCTACGTAGAATCTCCTCATGGTTCCACAGCATAATGGTGCCTTTCTGTGGGTCCGTGAACTTGTCCTTCCACCATTTAGGCGTCTCAACGATCAGATGGGCATTACTGCCATCTGGGAGCTTCGACCTGCATGGATCACATGAAATACAGTGATACTGGTAGTGTTTGGTAAGTTTGTGCATATGCTCGATCACAGAGTCAATCTGGTCGGGCTCTATGTGTTCCAGCACATCACAGGAGGTAACTAGGTCGAAATGACCATTCTTGACCTCTGG